CAGAAGTAAAGTTAGCTTTTGGTGGTAGTCCAATGTAAGACAATTTTTACTCCTATGTAATTTCTAATATTGATAATGTTGCGTCTATCTTTGCTGTAACTGAACAATCTATTTTAATAATGTCAGTTGCTTGAACAACAACCTTACCCCCTGTTAATAGTTCCAAACTCGAACCAGCTGGAATGCTCACGTCCTTTGCTAATAAAACTGTTTCGTTTGTTTCTGTATCTGATGTATCTGAAACTAATTGTACGTCAGCAGTTACAGATGTTGTGTGAATATTACAAAGAACTAATCCGATTACTACTGTGGTTGTAGAATTTGGAACTGTATATAATGTTAGAGGAGTTCCAGACGATGTGGGCATTGCCCCATTAGTTTTAACTTTAAATGTATTTGCCATAATCTATCCTAAAGCTATTGCTAGAGGTAAGGCGTTAGGATCAGTTTCTGTAATTGTTCCTGTTACTGCTACACCACTAGGTAATGTTATTGCGTTTGTTGATGTGTTGATACTAAATAATTCTAAGTTATCCGACCCATCATTGATCTTAATTTTAAGCGTATTCGTTGTTGCGTTATCAACCCAAATCGTTCCAGCAACAGCTGAACTTGGTGCTGAACTCCCTACATGAGAAGAATTAACTGCACCTAAAATATTATTAAGTTCAGTTCTAAAGGAAGCAAATCCCTGATTGGCTAATACTACATCACTTACTTGGCTCATATTTAATCCTTATAGTTTAATTCGTTTAACTTTTCAAGCCATATCCGAAAACTTGATAATCAAATGTTTTGCTAATTCCTGTATTACTACTATTATAAAACCTGATTGTAAAGCCTGTTTTCGACTTGCTAGTTATTTGGTAATAATCTCCTGTCGCTAAACCTTGTGCTGAAATACCAATACTCGGAGTTGCGTAAAAAGAATTTGTAAATGTAATATCTTGTCCTGAAGCTGACGCAACAACATCTTCTCCTGATTCAGTTCTTCTTTCAAAATTTACTTTAAATTGTAGTGTGTGAACTTTTGCTCTAGCTTTATTATTATCACTTACAATCTTACATCTAAATTTGAAATACCTACCTTTGATCGTACTTTGCTGTGCTATTTTTTGAAAACTTGAAATATTATTTAAACTTGTATTATCAAAACCTACTTGTATTTCTGCACCAGCTTGTACTTCTGCACTACCATCAAAAGGTGCTTTTGCATCTTCAAATAGCGTTGCACCACGACCTGAATCAAATAAATCGTATTCATCTTCTGTTGTCATTCCTATTACAACTCCTAAATTAACATCATAGACTGCGTCTAAAGAAATTGTATTAGCAAATGTATAGAAACCTGATGACTGTATATTAGAATTAAAATTATTAGGATTAGATGTATTGTCAGTACCACCTAAATCAAATACACCCTCTGGAGAATCAAAATTTCCTATGGTGCTATCGAATTGTGTAATCGTATCAAGTATTAAAACATTTCTATTTTCTGAATCTAAAGAAATTGCTACGTTACTATCTCTTGTTCCTAAAAAATCTGCCATTATTCACTTACTGTTAATATGTTTTGAAAATTTTGCAATCCTGAAATATTAGTTGTTACGATAGATGCTTCTGCACTTGCGTTACCTAATTTATCAACTGCTTTAATTAAAAAACTTCCTGTCTGTGCGTTAACTACTAAAGAGTTTGATTTTCTTCTAACAACTTTAGCAAGAGGTGTACTACCATTCCACGTTGCACCACTTTGAACATCTTGGTATCTTATTTCGTACCACGATATATCTAAATCAATTACAGGCGTCCACGATAATTCCATCTGATTTGAGCCAACCATAGAAATAGAAAGATCATCAACATCTTGAGGTATTTCAGTTGCACCAACTATCTTTCTAGAAGCTGTAATATAAGCTGACGAAACACCGAAACTATTTATTGCTTTAACTCTGACATTATATGTAGCGTCATCAACTGCGTTAAGTAATTCATGTCTTAACTGTGTTCCATTTGAAATAATTTTAAAATTAGTTTCTGTACTTTGTTTAGCTTCTACTTGATAGTATTGGACAAATTTATCTGTACTAGCACCTATTTGAATATTTAATCTAGTAAGTACAACACCATCAGCATATTCTATCATTTCGTCTGAAAGAGTTATTGAGGCTGGTGCTTGTATCGTAAATGGATTAGGAAGATTTGTTGTTGGTACTGTTGCAACTTGTGACTTGGTAGCCCAAGTGTAATGTGCAGATTGATATTCTACTAAAGACAATCCTACTGTTAAATCTTGATTAAAAGTAATTCCTAACACTCTAAATGGTTTAGCTGAAAAACCAATACTAGAATGTGTTATGTTAACAATATCTCCTATCGCTAAATCATAACCATTAAAATCAACACTAATACCTAAAGATAAAGCCTCTCTGCTTCTTCGTAAGATTACTTCTGCCATTTCTTCTGCTTGATATTTGCTAGTTAGTGTAGTGAAGTTAAATCTACCCTCTAGAAGAAAACCACCATCTTCAGTTTTCATTGTTGCGTGTCTATCAGCACTAGGTAAGCCACTATCATCAATCGGAGGCCATTGTACTTCATTCACTTGAAAATTACGATCTGGATCAACAAAACCTACTATAACTCTGTTGTATCTGTCATTTTTTGTAGGTGTAGATAAAGAATAACCACCTATAATATTATCTTCTGTTAAAGTTATAGAAGCACTGCCTGTTGTTTCGATAATCAAATTATATTTTCCAGCATTATACGGTAGATACCCTCTGCAACCTTTTAAGAACTCTCTTACGTTATCTATAATTGGCCTAGAGGTATCAACAGCAGTATTTGTATCAAATATATTTATATCACTAGCACCTGAATATGGAGTTACTTGCGTTTCACATATTTGAGAAGCGTCATAGAAACTTTGTAAATCTATTTCACTTATTGATAAACCTTTTCCGTATCTTGTATCTGTTAAATAATCTAACAAACACCAAGCTGGATTTGTTGAGTATGCTGAAGTTTGTGCAACTAAACTAGAATTATAAGCCACAACTTTTTTGCCTTGTATTTTTGCTTGTACCTTTGGTATTCCTGTGAATGCATCAGAGTTCCATTGAAAACGTATAGCAAGATAACATAGGCCTGATAGTTTATGATTACTGCCCCATGAAGATAAAGTTGAGAGCAAAGAACTAGCTGATTGTCCATCAGTTCCATAATGTGGCTCTACTGTTATTGTGCTTTGTGCTGATCCATTTTCTTCACTAGGGTCTGCTTTAAAAAAATTGCTATCACTACTAGCAACAGTCCTTTGAACATTGTCTGCTAAATCTCCTGACCAAGTTACAGGCTTTTCATCAACTCTAATTTCTGTAATGTCGTTAATCTCTCCCTCTGACATAACGATCGCCATATAAAGGTAAGTATTATCTGTTCCAGAAGTTTCCATAAAAACCCTAACGCCCCCTGTAAGTCTTTCTCCATAAATTACAGGAATATTAGAATCGTTAGACTGTTTATTTATTAAGATACCTTTTTCAAAATCATCAAATTCGTTTGTACCAAAATCAGGTATATCAGGCACTTTAGGTCTTAACACCCAACCTAAAAATAAAGAAACTCCTAAAGATACTAAAGGGTTTCCTCCTGTAAAAACACTAGCAACTTTGCTAACAACACTAACAACAGATTTAACTATTCCACCCATTATATATCCTTGACTATCATTCTTTTAATTTTATCATCTTCTACTCTTAACCAAGTAAAATTATTTTTTATTCCTTGAAATTTACTAGCTTTATTAACACACCATCTAAAAATTTCTCTTACATTTTTTAGAGCAATAAATTCAACAAATACTAAATGACTGCCTGAATTCCATTCTTTATAATTAATAACACCTGTTTTTTTAAAATGATTGAAAGCATAATCTGATAGAAAAGCCCAATTAGTAAAACCAATTAACTCATCATCAAAATAATGTTTTTTATATTGATTCAAAAAAATACTAGGTTTGATATGATGTTGTAAATCAAGATCGTGTAGTTTATCATACTTAGAATAATTTCTATATAACAAAATAATATCTTGCATTAATCTCTACCCCATTTAATATCTTGTACTGTTTGAGAAGCAAAATCCATACCTACGTCTGTACTAAAAAATCTTTGTTGTGAAGTATTGTTTGTTTTTCTGCCATTTTTTTTATTAAAGTCAGCCCAATGAGATACTATCGACAATGATAATGTGCTTGTAGTTTCCTGTTCTTGTATTTCAAAATTTTCAATAGTTCCTTTATAAAGTAAAAAAGGATCAGCAACGATTGTGTTGTCGTCTGCTAAAAGGCCTCTATGTATCGTTACCGTATCGTTAATAACACTTTCATTTAAAACTGTTGAAATAAAAGTTTGATCTGCACCTGATAAAGTTAATCTGATACTAGATTTGCTAACGTCTGTTTGTTCTGAAAAATCTGATATACCTATAAGATGACTTGAAGCTGAATATGTTACTGAAGAGCCTGATACAGATGACGTTAATGGAAAAGAACAATCAGTGATATTAACAGGAGTACTAAAACCAATAGTAATAAGGTGTATTGGTCGTATATCATTTGTTGCTAGTTCGTTCTTTATCGCTGTTGTTAATGCTCTCGTCATATTTCTCGTAAGTTGTTCTTATTAGCTTTTCGCTTCGTTCTATCATAATAAAGCTAAAACTTCCATCTGGAATAGTATTTTGTTTTAAATTGTTTTTCACTGTATCTATTTCGCTTTCATCAACTACTTTTTCAGCGATGAAGTCGGCAGTTACGTGATGCCTTACCAAATATTTTGTCATCTACAATGTTTCTTCTACATCAAATTCAAATTGATACAACAACGCACCATCTTTAGCAGTTCCAACAACTCCAAACTCTTGTATGTCGTTTGTTAGATGAACAGTAAAAGGAACATTATCATAAGTAACGACAGAATTGTCTGCTACTGTTTGTAATAAAGGTGGTTCTATTGTTACTGTTGAAGCGTTACTAGAAGCCTGTACGTCTGCAACAATCATATAAACTTTATTATGTGAAGCAAATTTTATTAAATCTCCTGACTTGAATGCGTGTGGATTATCGTTGTTATGTCCGTCCATAGCAATCGTTGTATCTCCTACTGCGTGAGAGCCATTAACTAATACTGTTCCTGATTCATTTCCTCTAGCGTCTTCTATTTCAGGTGGGATAATTGTAAAATTTTCTTTTCCTGATCTTTGTTTAATTATAAAAGCCATAAGCTGTCCATAAACATCTGCTCTAGTTCCTGTAATAATTCTAACAGTAAAAGCAAATCTTTGATTGTCTATTTGTCTAGCAAGTTTTTTTCCTGATACAGTTTTTGAAATAATAGTATTTTGGATAGACTTTATTCCTAAAGTTTGAAATTTTGAAGTTGATATTGGAAACGCACCAGCCATTATATTAAACTCTCCCTACCTCTTTCGTTAACTGCATTATTAATTAGTTGTGTTATCGCACCTCTTGATCTAACTAATAATTCTTCAAAGCCTGAAGCGTCAACTGTATTGATATTAAAATTAACTGTTGTATCTTTTGATTGAGTTCCTCTAGCGTTTTGTTGTATTTGTCCTGTTGAATTAGGAATGAATAATTCTGCACCACGCTCTCCAACTATTGATGGCTGTCCTTTTCTTACAGAGCCACCACTAGAAAACATTTTTAATGGATTGCCACTACCACCACCTCCACCACCACCGATAGCGTTTAAAAATAATTGTAAAGCAATTTGTCTTTTAAGATTTGTATTTTGTTTTCTAATAAGATTATCTTTATCAGCTTGTACTTTTTGATCTTCTTTACCTAAAATTTTTTGTATTCCAAGTAAAGCAATATATTCTATTTGTTTTGCAATGATGTTGATCAAAACATTCTGTGCAATCTTTTTCAATGTTTCGCCAAAACTTTTACCTAATACTACCATTTCTGCAAGGCCTCTAGATGTTTGTTTTATTCCTTGTACTATTCCTTTAGCAACAATCTCATGAATTTTTGCAAATTGATCTTTAGCACTTTGTATTTCTTTATTTACTAATTTATCAAGTTGTTCTTTTATTTTGTCTAATCCTGTTCGAGTGTCAGGTATTTTCATTCCAGCATGAATATTAAATGCTGGTGCTTTTGATATAGTGATTGGCTCTGGTAAAGGTATTCCTAAAAATTCTCTAAATTTTTTATATTGTTCAAACGATCTTTCTATTGCTAGGTTTAAAGTATCTAAAGCTAAAGTTAATCCATCTACAACTTTTCCTAACCCAACACCTAACGCTTTTATTACAGGCTCTAATAAGTTTAATGTTTCAGCAAGTGTATTATTCATTTTAGTTAAAGCACCACTAAAACCAGCTTGTCCTATAACGTCTAATTGATTTCTAAATGCAATACCTAAGTTAGAAGATGAAGTTGATAAGTTATCTAATTTTTGTTGAGTAGCACCACCGAAAGCATCGCCAAAACCTTTTTCTAAAGCGTTTAGTATTTTTAATGCGCCATCTGTTGTTTGACCATATTTAGCAATCTCTAATCTAGTAATTCCTAACTGTTCTTCTAAAATTTTAAATACAGGAACACCCCTATCTGCTATTTGGTTAAGTTCTTCTAAACCTAGACCACCTTGAATACCTCTAGAGAAAACTCTAGTCATTGCGTCTAGTGTTCCTAATTGATCTGTCGTAACAGCAGATGTATCAGTGAACATTCTTAAAAGTTTTTCAGTAGGCTCTATACCTGACGCTTTTAATGTTATGAATGAAGTTGTTAATTGTTCTACGCTAAATTGTGATTTAAGTGCAAACCTATTTACAAAGTCAAACGCATCTGCACCTTGTTTAACGCCCCCTGTTACTGAAGCAAGTGAATCTCTTAAATCTTCAAAGTTTGCACCAACATTCGCAATGCCTCTTAAAGCAACAGCACCACCCAAAGTAATAAAAGCACCTTTTAAACTAAATACAGCATTTTTAATTGAAGCAAGTCCACCTTTAACAGATCGTAAAGCACCTTTAGTCTTATCTTGTGCTAATATGTTAATTTTTAA